CGCCACTCGCCGATGTCCGTCCAGTGGTCTGGGAATCCTTGCAGCCGCTCGCATTCCATCGGCGTGAGGCGGCGCACAATCATTCCGGTTCGGACGGTGTTTTGCAAATTCAGACTTTGCCCTACGCTTTCTTTTGCTTGCAGCGCCCCGTTGATCTCGCCCCCCTCGGTGAAATTGCGGCAATCAACACTGCTGACCACTAAATCGGTGCTGTCCTTGTAGTCTCGCTGCTTGCAGCTGCTCACAACATCGCCCTCGCGATAATCGCCGAAGCCCTGCATTTGATACGTCAGCGGCACTTGGTTTCCACCTGTTCCCATACGGGCTTGCAAACTCGGAACGATCTCGCCACACTCGCGGATGACGTCACAAGCGTGTGTCATATCCAGTGCCACGACCGCGGGCTTGTTACCTCCGCACTCCGCGTTCAGCGTGGGGGCTTGCTCTTCGGCGTAGCCGATGCCGTTCGCCTTTGCACCCTGCCCCGCCTTAAAGGCCGCGCAGATCATCGGCTGATTGTTCCCGCTCATGCCGGCCGCAGCGGTCAGCGTAGGTGCTCTGTCGTCGCTTCGCACCTCGGCCCCGCCTTGCTGTGTTCCCATGCAGAAAATCGCCGGGTTATTTACTCCGCCGCCAACGCCACCTTGTAGCGTCGGGGATGCTCCCTCTGTGCCAAAAATCCGTTTGCTTTGGCAGTCCCACTGCGTCAGACAGTTTTGGAAAATCGTCTGGTCGTTGCTGGTGCCGAGCGTTCCGCTCTTGTCCTCCTGAACTAAAGCGCCTTTTCCTCCTCCGTCACAGCCCCCCCCTGATTCGGACTGCATAAGAAGCACCGCTTTTAGTGTTTCCGGCAAGTCTTTCCCGCGCCGTTCCGCTCTCCGCAAAATGCCTTGACACGCTTTTGCGCTCAAAGAGTATTTCTCCTGCGGTGTCTCCTCCAAAATCTGCGACAACCGAGATACGACGGCGACGTTGGGGGACTCCCCAGTGTTGCGCGTCATGCACTCGCCAAGCCACGCTCCATCGTCCTCCCACTTCATCGTGGTAGCCACCCCAGGTGTTCCAGCCTTTTTCAGGCACTTCAATATCGGGGGCTTCCGGCTCTGCGATGCGGATGATCTCTTCGAGGACTGCCGCGAAGTCTTGTCCTTTGTTGCTGCTGAATGCTCCGGGCACGTTTTCCCAGACCATAAACCGAGGTCGGACCATGTCACCTGTTCGTCCGTTCGCTTTGTCATGTGCTCTCATCTCCTTCACGATGCGGATCTGTTCCATGAACAATCCGCTTCTTGCGCCGGCTAACCCGGCGCGTTTTCCTGCAATGCTCAAATCCTGACACGGTGAGCCTCCCGTGATAACGTCCACGGTCTCGATCTCCGCGCCGTTGATTTTCGTAATATCGCCGAGGTGCTTCATCTTCTCCCCTCGCATTCCCCGAACATCTCCCGGAACGTCAGGCCCGTCAAGTCTTCCAGCGCCAGCAGCTTTTGGATGGTCGGCTCGATATCGCCCTTGACATATTGACTGATGACCGACGCGCTGATGCCCGTTGCGGCGGCGAGCGTCGTCTGGTTGTAATTCGTCGATTCCAAAAACGCTTTCAGCCCCGGATATGGGCAGCGCTCCCACGGCGTTTTGCTCATAACAAATCGGCTCATATCACTCGCCCCCTAACAGCGTTTCAATCGGGACGTTCAGTGCTTCGGCGATGTAAAGATACGTCGATACCGCGCCGTATCGTCCGCCTCGCTCAATGCAGGAGATCGTGCTGTCCGCTATTCCAGCCCTTTCTGCGAGGGCCTCCTGATTCAGCCCGCGCATCTGCCGCCACGCCTTGACGCGCTCGCCGATGCGCTGCTCGGTCGGGATAGGCCCCTTCGGCGCTTTATCCTCGCTCAGGAAGTCCGTCACACGGATGCCCACGGCCTCACAGATGCGCTCGCACAACGGGATGGTCGGCATAATGCGCCCATACTCATAATTCGCAAGCTGCCCCTGCACAAGGCCACACATGGCGGCAAACTGTGATTGGCTCATGCCCCTTGCTTTTCTAAGGTTGCGGATCCGCTCCGCAGTGTCTTTTGCATTCATCTTTTCGCTCCCTTTATTTTCTCAGCTTTTGGCCACGCCGCGTTTTGAACTGGCGCGCTCCCAAATAATCGTCTTTTGCCTGCGTCTGCCGCTTCTCTTCGGCCTTCGCCGCCCGGACCTTCGCAATATCCTCCGCATAATGCGGGCAATGGTCCTGGCAGCCGGGATAGCGCACGGGTGGCAGGCAGCTGTGGCAGTGCTCAAAGCTCATCTCACACCTCGCGGATCGTGATGCCGTACTTGTCCTGCATCAGTTTCTTTTTCAGCAGATAGTCTTTCGTTTTCACGCCCTTTGCGTCCTCGACCTCGCGCAGCCAATGCACCGTGCCGTTGCAGTCCGGCCCAGTTGCTCGCTCGTAAACAAAATCCGCGCGGTAGACCATCGGCTTGATTCTCTCGCCCTCGATGGTCGTGTATCCCTCAACGAGCGTAAAATTCGCTTGCAACCGTAAATCGCGAATCTTGCCCATCGCGCGCAGCACTTTCAGCTCGCCGAACCGCGCCGCCTCGCGCTCGGAATCAAACTTGATGCCGTCGCGCACAACCTTGCGGTTGCCGTACTTGCTTTTCTTCGACTTCTGTTCGCCCACCAGTTTGTCAAGCACCTGCTTCTGCGCCTGCGGCCCCAGCCTCGCGAGGTCAGCTGATGTCAGCGCCATCGTCGGCCTCCCTGATTCGCACTGGCAGGACCATTTTGACGTCCTCGTGGTTGGTCTTGATCGTAATGGGCCCAAGTGGCCCACGGAATTCCAGAATAGCAGGCTGCTTGAAGGCACCGCCGACGCTGGCCTTTGCCGCCTGCAACGTCGAGAGAAGATACTCGGCATTCACGCCGATACGGAATGTCGGTTCATTGGGCAGGACTTTTTCCCAATCCAGAAACGCTCCAACCGGCTGAACAAAACCGAAGATGCAGCCGAGGCATTCGATCTCAACCACGCTTTCCGTCTTGTCCCGTTCTTTCAGCTCCAAGCGCATGGAATTACCGCGTGGCAGGCGGATACTCGGCTTGATGTAGCAATCGAAATCCTCTTCGACCTCGCAACAGGTCGCGCGCTCCACAAAAAGCCGGAAGCCGTCTGTGGCGATAGCCGTAACCGCCTTGTCCTTCTTGCGAAATTCCAGCCGGATATTCTTGTACATCGGCCGGCTCACGCTTGTTGATACCGCGCCCTTTACGGCGGCGATGATCGTGTTGAACGCGTTGGTGTCCATGATAGCCAGTCTCATTTCTCTTCCTCCTTTGCGCCATTGTGGTCGCGCGGGTCATCCCGCAGACCGACACCGATGATGTAGTTTTCGCCATCCCTTCTGGCATGCACTTCGTACTTGCGATAGGTTTCCCGTGCGTCGAACTTCGGCAGCATCAGGCGTTTGCCGATGACCGCCCCCGTGTCGGGGTCTACTGCGTCCTCACCGTAGGCAATCGCCACCTGCGCAAGCAGCGCGTCGGTTGCAATGCTGATCTCGGCAACGCCGCTGGCGCGCTTGGAAAGCTGCGCGTTCAGCTTCATTAGGTCGCCGCAGCGCTTTTCGTAGCGGCCAATCTCGTGTTTGAGCTTCTTGATCTTGTCTCTGTTTCTTTCGCTCATCGGTTCTCCGTCCTTTCGTAGTGCAGCGTCAGCGCCCGGGCGATCGGGCAGCGCCGCCATTCTTCGTTGGCGCAGTAGCGCCGCGTGTATTCGTCAAGCTCTTCTTTTGGCAGTTTGACTTGTGCGCCCTCGCAGTTGAGGTAGTCGCGGTAGTCCCGCGAGTAAAACGGGCACTTGAAAATGCCCCCGCGATACCCGCTCACGGCGCACCGCCTGCCAACACCGATTTGACGTGCCTCATGCGCTGATTTGCCTTGTCGCGTCTCATGCTATCGCCCTTGAATACCAGTGGCGTGCACATCTCGAGGATGCGGTCATAGATGCGCTGATAGGCCATGTCTTTCGGCCTGCACAGCTCGTCAAGCGTCAGGTTTGTGGTGACGATCAGCGGCTTCTTGGCCTTGTATCGCTCGTCAATGACCGTGTAAACCGTCTCCATTGCGTACTCACTGCTGCGCTCTGCGCCGAGATCATCGATCACCATCAGCGGGTAATAGTGCACCTGCTCGACGATTTCTTTCTTGTCGTATCCCGCGTTGAGGATTCGCGGGAAGCTCGTAATCATCGCCGGGATCCCGCGGTCAATCAGCTCGTTGGCGATACACGCCGCCGCGAAGGTCTTCCCGTTGCCGGTGTTGCCCCACAGCAGAAGCCCATTGTTCTCGCGCCGCATATCGTCCCATGCGTCGGCATAGCGTTTGCATTTGACGATCTCGTCACTCATCGTCGCCTTGTCGAACCGGCACGCCGTCAGGCTCTTGTCGCGGATTCCGTCAGCACGCAGCGTTTCGATGCGTAGTCGCTTCTCACGGTCAGCGCGAGCTTTTTTCTCGGCCTCGTACTCTCGCGCCGCGCAAGCACACTGGCACCCGACAAGGCGGACATTCCCGCCGATGGGGATGCGGCACTGCTTCGGCGTGTTGCAATGGCCGCAGTACAGCAGCCCGTCTTTCTCGTAATCGACCAGATCACGAACAGGCTCGGCCTTTTTCGCGATGCTGTCGATCAATGCGTCAACGTTCATAGGCTTCCCTCCGTGTTGCCGTAGTCGTAGACAAACGGCTTATTTTGCGGCGCTTTGCCGCCCTTGTCCTGCTCCCTGGCAAGCCACGAGGTGATAAACCGCTTAATCCCCCCTCGTGTTTTGCGCTTTGCCGGGTTTGCGTCGCACCATCCCGCCATGTTCCTAAGCTGCTGTAGGACGTCAACGTTCGGATAGAGCTGCGACCATTTGGCCCTGTCGTTCTCCGACACGTCGAAAAAAGTCCCGTCATTCAGCGGCAAGGAAATCACCGGCGGCGCGTCAGCCGCTTGCGGCGCAGCGCAATATTCTCCCTTGCTATCGTTAGATAGCTGGATATTGGTTTCGGTATTGGTATCGGTTTTGGTTTCGGTATTGCCATTTTTGCCATTGGCAAACATGGCTTTGCTATTTTTGCCATTAGCAAAAATGCGTTTGCCATTTTGCCATCTTGCGGCAGCCCCAGCCTTGCCAGCTTCGCTTCTCGTTGTAGCAATATCGTCATAGCTTGCCTTAAAGCGGTCTTCCTGCGCCATCATGCGTTTGACAAAGAATCTCTCATTGCCACAAAGCGCTATCTGCTCTCCCGTCATGCTGTAAACCAGCAATGCCCGCGTTAGCCGACCGAACTCTGCATCGTTGAGCGCATCCATCTCCTCTAAATAATCATAGGGGAGTGCTGCATAGTTTCTTGCCATCTAAGCACCGCCTTAAAACGGTAGATTGCCGTCGTCCTCACTGATCACCGAAAAGTCGCCTGCGGCGCTCTCTACGGTGAAATGCGGCTCGGTAGCATCGTTGCGCTTGCTGTCGCCGAAATAGATATTGTCGGAAATAATCTCGGCGTTGCGGCGGTTGTTGCCGTCCTTGTCCTTCCAGTCGCGGACGGTGAGCTTGCCCTCAACCACGACCATGCGGCCCTTGCTCAAATACTGGCAAGCAAACTCTGCCTGCTGCCGCCACGCCACCACATCGAGGAAATAGGTTTTCTTTTCGCCAGTTGCCTTGCTCTTGAAATCGTCATCGACGGCGACAGTGAAGCTCGTGACCGCCGTACCGTCCTGCGTGCGGCGCAGTTCCAGATCACGCGTAATTCGCCCCATAATGCAAATTCTGTTCAGCATGATTCTTCCTCCAAATAGTTTTTCTTGAATACAGCCATAAAAGTATCGTGGCCGTAAAGCTCTTCAAAGCGCTTCTGACATTCGCGTTTTAGCCGCATATCCAGTTCGTGACCGTCTTTCCCGTGCACGCCGTAGTCGGCCATATTGTGCCAGTCGGCACGCAGCCACACCCAGCAACCCCAAATGTCGGATAGCTGTCTGCGACCGCCGCCGTAAATGTGATGCCGCGCGAGGTTTGTCGAGAATCCAGAGATATAGCATTCTCTCTTGTCCTGCATGATGCTTTTAGTCATCTGCCCCATTCCTCCTTTAGCGCGTCAAGCTGTTGTGGGGTCAATGTTTCAATTCCCAGCTCCTTGCAGTCCTGCACAATGTTGTCGATCAGGCGTGACATTTGCTTTGTGTCAAAGGTGGACGAGCCGTAATACAGCACCACGTTTTTGCATCCTTTGATTTTGCTATCCATCACTTCCGTCTGCCAGCCGATACCGTTCTTGTTCCAGCCGTCGCATAGCTTCTGTACGGCCTTCTCGCGCACGCAAACGGTTTCTGTGTTGCCGCCAACGTCCCGCACCTCTCGCCGGTAAATATCGCTCTTGGGCGTTCCTGTGGCTTCTGCAAGCTTGTCCAGCAACACCCATGAGTAAGCATTGGCATCGAGTCTCCGCCTTTCACGGTGTTTCTTGATGGCAACGTCCACGTCAACCTCGTGCAGCTCGTCAAACAGCGCACCGACATTCTCCCGCGTGGCAATTGTGAGCAGAAACCCACCATCGCGCGCAAGGGATAGATCATGCAGTCTGGCTTTCATTCGCTTTTCTCCTCGCCATCATGCACGCCCAGCAGAGCGGTGCTTTATAGGTCTTTCGCGCGTTCTCCGCGATCTCTGCAACGGAATACGATTTGCCGCCGTGCGTCACCGGGTAGATGGGCTTGCCGCAGTCCTTGCAAACCGGTTTTCCAGCCGCCTCGTTTGGTTGCTGTCTCTCCGGCCTTGGTGTGTACTTGGTCGCGTCCTTCGCCCAATACACATCGGCGCCAAAACCGAGCGCCTTGCAGGCAACGGAGATAGCATCGGTCAGCGCCATTTTGAAGCACTCGTCAGAGGTGTAAAGGCCGTTTCGTTCACTGGCGACAAATGCGCTTCCGCCTGTGCCGGGGATCGCGTCCGACCACTCCCCGTCGACTTTGATGTAAAGGTCGATGTCTACAAATGCGGAAACCTCGTTGTTCGCGCCATTTTCAAGGCGCTTATCGGTGATGGTATATTTCCAACCAATACCGCAAGGGCCGAACTGCTCCGTCAGCGCCTTAATGCGCCACATGGGGTTAATGTCGGTCTTGCCTTTCAGCCTCCCCGCTTGAATTTCGCGCTGTGCGGACTGCGGGACTTGCCGCACGCTTTCATAGATTCCAAGGTTCTCCATCAGGTAACTCCTCCATTTTCAGCGGGCACCAGATGCCGATGCCACGCGTGTCTGCGATGTATTCGCCGGTTCTCCGGCACTGATTACGCGAGTACGTTTCCAGCAATGGGCAATACATGCACTTAACTTCTTTGTTAGGGAAGTAAATATCTACTGTGCAGCGCGCGTACTCACTTACCCCGTCATTCTTCATCTTTTACCTCCGTTATCCATTCCTCACCGCAGAAGGGGCATACCAGCGTTTCATGCCAGTAATACCCGTGTTCTCCGTCAAGGTTTTCTCGTTCGCGGTAAATAGCCGGGTGCTCAAAATCAGCACCGCACGATTCGCAGTGCATCATTCCTCCACCTCCATGTATACCATTGCGCTCTGCACGCCGAAGACGCGCGCCGCCTGATGGTCGTTGAAAAACACGTCGATGTGGTTTCCGTTCACACCGCCGCCGCAATCCTCGGCGATGTAGCTGTGCTGAGTGCCGTCCGGCCAGATCAGCAGCACGCGCGTCCCGTAGGGAATCACCTTCGGGTCGACCGCGATCGTGCGTCCCTCGGTCGCCGGCGTGCCAGTCGCGGTGTAGCCGTTTGCCCACTTTCCGCAGCAGCAACTCATGGGACAATAGGCCGTCAGCGTAAACTCGCCGAGAAAAACGTCGTTGCACACCGCGCTTTCAGTCGCGGGAATATCCCACGCGGGGTCATACTCTTCGGCAACAGGCTCTTCCGGCTCATCAACGTCTTTCGCATCAGCACTCAGCAAAACCAGCGAGCATCCGGTAAGCAGTAACGCAATGCCGATGAGGATCAACGTCAACCCAAAGCATCCAGCTGCAAACAGCGCCGATTCATCCGCCTTGCGCTGCTCCCGCGTGCGCTTGTCGTGCCGTCTCATCGTCTGCACCCCCTGTCGATATACGGCAGCAGATCATACAGCACCTTGCACGCCGCGCATGCGCCGATGACGGCAAGGCTCGTCGTAAAGTCGCAGCCGTTGAGCGCGATCACCGCAGCGGCGATACCTCCGAAAAATAACGTGTCGATCATGCCTCCACCTCGCGTTCCGCGATCCAATCGTTCACGAGGCGCGTGTAGATCTGGAAGATTCTGCGCTTGCCGCCGCGGATGCACACGCCGAAGGGGTAAACCCGCTGCTCAAGGCCGGCTGCCAGCGATTCGTTCGAAATGCTCAGCCCATGTTCTCTCAGATACGCAGCGCACTCATTTAAGTCCATCGTCCGAATCGTCTTCATGTGCGTTCCTCCTTGTTGTCCAATGCCGCTTGAACTTCACAGCTCAATTCCTCTTCCACGCGCCGTAACGCCATTTCGATCTGAATCAGTGCCCCGTAAAACCGGCAGTCTCCGGTCTCAGAGAGTTCGCCTTCTTGGAGTGCCCCTGCGATGCAGAGGGACAGTGTGTCGGTCACACCAGAAAGATCACACCCTATGGAATCGACTTTACCGGCAAACTCATTTATGCTCATTTCGTTTTGAACATCGTGTAGCATCCTTATTACGTATTCGACTTGTTCGTCGGTTAGTGACATGATCTCGGCTTTCAGCAGATTACGAATATCTGTATCTATCATTTGCGTGCTCCTTCCTCGCCAAGAAACTTCTGAATGAAATACTGCTGGCCTTTGCCGGTGACTTTCGTGGTCTTGCTCACCGTCACCGTACCGTCAGAATGTGTGATCGCCGTTTCCTTAACGGTGAAAAGCCCCAAGTCCATTGACTTCTGCGTTGGCATATTGAAGTCCGTGCCGTTTCGGCGAATCAGATAGCCGTTTTCGCGCATCCAACGGAACAAACGGTGCTGCCCGATGTCAACGCCGTTTTGTTTCAGCAGCTTCGCCAGCTCGCCGACGAGGATCGAAGTCTTGCTTGCGCTGACCGCATCGGCAAAAAGCACCTTTGGCGCGTCGGCCTCGACCTTGTTTTCAAGCCGCTTGAGCTTGTCCCCTGCGATTTGCAGCGCGCGAGCCATAACTTTCTCCGGGCTGTTCCAGTCCTTTTCAATTTGAAGAAAATATTGGCGAGCCTGCTTGCCCTTTTCATTGCGCTGGATCATGCAAAGCTCTTTCGCCATGTCGATGGTGAGAACCGCGTCCTGTGCAGGGCGCCCCCCGGTACTTTCGCTCAAAAATGAGCAGAAGTCTTCGCCCTCGGTGAACCCGTACTCGCACATTCTCGGGAACCAGTCTTTATAAGCCGTCTTCACTTCGAGAAAGTCGTGCAGGTCTCGCGCCGAGACCGCTGGGCGGTCATTGTTGTAAGTGATCTTGATTAGCTCGTTCATGTGTCCTCCTTACCCGTAAGCGCTTCTTCCTTTACCTTGAAGTGCTTGGCAAGCCGTTTGATGTGGCGCGGGTGCGGGTAGCAAGCGCCATCTTTCCAGCTCTTGATCGACGTCTGCGAGACATCGATCTCTTTCGCAAGACGATAATTCGTCTCGCCGCGCTCAGCCTGTAGCCGAGCAAGGTTTTCAGGGAACCCCATCTTTTTCGCCTCCAAATTTGATTAAAATGTTGACAAATTGGAGCATTGGTGTTACTCTAAGTTTTGCTACAAACATTGATTCGCGCCAGCTCGATTTGTCGGGGTGGTCTGGTTTCTTATTACCTGTCCACGAATCTAATTATAGTCGAAGTTAGACCATTAGTCAACCTAAATTAGACCGTCAAAATAACCTAAGTTAGACTGTGATTTTTATGGGATTTGCCAGAAATTTTAACTATTGCATGGATAGCGCAAGATACTCTTCGTATCGATTTGCTAAAATACTTGGTGTAAACTTACAAAGCGTTTCTAACTGGAAAAACGGCGTAGTTGTTCCGCACCCAAAGACCCGCCAGAAGATCGCCGACCATTTCGGCATCACGCTTGCCGAGTTGGACGGCGACGAGCTTCCCGCCCTCCCGAAGCAGGGCGCAGAAAAAGAGACCGCCGTCCCGAAGAACGACGGTTTAAACTATACCGATTTTGAATTGTTGCAGGCGTACCACGTTGCGGACGCCCGCACAAAAGAGGCGATCCGCACGCTGCTTGGGATCAAGGGGGAATAAGTATGTCTGAATTTAACGTTCTAAAAGCCCTCTCCGAGAGTGGCGGCGAAATGGAATGGTCGGCGCTGATGAATACTGACAAATCCGTGCAGGAGACGTCCGGTTCATTGCAACTGCTACTGCACAGCGGGTATATCTCTGGGTCGCTTGCCCCGTATTCGTCAGTTAAAATCACCCCCATCGGGCGGGCTTATTACTCAAAGTTAAGCGCAGAACATGAGGAGAAGCGCCGCGAACAAAAGTACATCCGTGAAGAAAATGCAAAAATGGAACACCATGCTATTGTCAACAAATGGGTATCCTTTGCATCGATGCTCTTCGCTGGCGGCTCTCTTCTGCTGGGGATATTGGCAGCATTCAAACTCATTTAACCTGTCTTTCATTTTACGCAGTTTGATTTGCCCGAGAACAGCCCACACGCTAAAGAACATGGATAATGCTGTGCAAATGCAAAATAAAATCTTCATCTTTTTGCTCCTTTCAGCAGTTCAATGACTGCTCTCCGCTTTTCTGCATCTTGAATCGCCTCGAGGAATGCGCGGTCTTCTGCAGTAATATTATCGGCGTTGGCTTTTGCGTCTTGATATAAGCGTTGCATCTATGTATCCTCCGTTCAAGTTGTTTCACCTATTATCTCTCATAAGCTCATGGCTTCAACATAGAAAATAGTATTAGGAGGTCTTGCGCGTGGGATTGTATACCGACCCGAATTATTTTGAAAAGCAAGCGCACTACCAGCACCGCAAAGTAAAGAAAGTCATTAAGGCGGTGTCCTATAAGTCAAAGCAGCCTGCCCCTGATGAGGCGGTATCAGAAGTCTCGACGCAGGTTGATCCGGAATCCGCCTCACGCGATATCCATGATCATTCCGTTGAACCAACAGTTGATGAATTTGATGAATCTCCCGACTTAACGCAAATGACGCAAGAAGAATACGACGCGTTCATGATGGGAATGACCGTCGAGCAATACCGCGTCTATCGGCAGATGGTTTTAGAAAACGAATCCAAGAGAAACAGGCGAAAGCGGATCAGCAGAAAGCAGCGCTCTCCGGAAGTTGATATCCTGTTGGTAGCATTAAAGCCGCTGCTTTTCGCAGCCGTCATCTGCGGTATCATCTGGGTTTCAATTGAAAGTTCCGGGCCATTGAACGAGTCCGACATGAATGATTCTCCGCCAGTAAAGCCTCCAACTGAAACGGTTAGTAGTGGAGGCGGCAGGCTCGTCCCACTGCAACCTGTGAGCTTTCGCAATGGGCAGATTGTCACATACCCGTCCGGCGATCAGGTCGCACCTTTGACAGTGCAAACCGCTGGAGATTCCAATTTCTATATCGTGTTAAAACCAATCGACGGAGAGGCAATATCCAACGGGGCAATGTCTTTCCTCGTGTCGGCAAGAAGTGCCGAAGTAGATGTGCCGCTCGGCACATACGCGATCTATTATGCGTATGGTCCGGACTGGTACGGAAAAGAGTATAAGTTTGGAGAAAGCACCGAGTATTTCAAATGCAACGAAACGTTTGAATTCACCGCAGATGACGAAATGGTTTACGGGTGGACGCTAACTCTCTATAAAGTATCCAACGGGAATATGAGCACCGATGAAGTGTCGAAAGATTATTTCCCGGATATTTAAGCAAAGCCCTCGCCGCCTCTGCAACACCGGCGAGGGCTTTTCAGCAGCAGCGGGGAGCGGTCGCCGCTGCTTGTTTTGACCTTATCGCGCTTTACCTTACCACTTCAATACCAAGACCTTGCAACACGACGGCATTCGACCGCGTTCGACAGACCCACTTTTGGCACCCCAAAAGTGCGAAAACCGGAAAAGTTAAGGTGATGTAAATGAACATTCAAGAGCTGTGCAGAATCCGTAAAGAAGAACTGAAACTGACCTATCAGGACATTTCCGACGCTTCCGGCGTGCCGCTGTCCACCGTCCAGAACTTCTTTTCCAAAATGTCGAAAGCCCCGTCCATCTATACCGTCGCGCCGATCTGCAAGGTGCTCGGCATATCCCTTGATGAAATATTCGGAATTTCCGAACACTTGACGCCGACTGAAGAAACCTTGCAGACGCGAAACGATGAGCTGGAACGCCACGTTGACGCAAAAGCAGACACGATCGAGATCATGCGGCGCGGTGTCCGTATCCGCAACGGCGTAATCTTAATTCTGTTTATTATGGTGGTGTTGCTGGCTGTATGGTGCTTGTATATCGATCTGCATTGCGCCGATTACGGATTTTGGAGGGGCTGACATGGCGAATTGCATCAAATGTAAAGCAGCGCTGCCGGATGGCGCGCTGTTTTGTCCTTTCTGCGGCAAAAAACAGGTTGCCGAAAAGCGGAAAGCACTCAAGCGAGCCAACGGCACTGGCACGGTGTATAAGCTCTCTGGCCGTCGTGCGCGCCCGTGGGTCGCCGCGAAGAACAGGGTGGTTATTGGATACTACGAGCGCAAAACGGACGCGCTGGACGCGCTGGAACGGCTGAACGGAAAACCCCTGACGGAGCGATACAACATGACCTTTGCTGAAGTGTTTGAGGCGTGGAAAGCCGAGCACTACAAAGAGATCGGCAAGCAGGGCATCCAATCGTATGACGGCGCGTACAAGGTATTCGCGCCCCTGCACGACCATAAATTCCGTGATCTGCGTGCTGCCGACTTTCAATCTGCGATTGACCCGTACATGGGCAAGAGCCATTCCACCGTCAGCAAATATAAGCAGCTTATTACCCAAATGTCGAACTGGGCCGTGCGCGAGGAAATCTGTACGACCAACTTTGCGCGCTTTGTCCGCCTGCCGGAAAATGTAAAAAAAGAAAAGGATATCTTCACCGAGGAAGATATCCAGAAACTCGAAAAGGATGGCAGCGACGCGGCGAAGATCGTCCTGATGCTGTTGTCAACCGGTATGCGAATTGGCGAGCTGTTTTCCCTGCCGGTCGCGGATTATCACGGAACTTATGTAGTAGGCGGTGAAAAGACAGAAGCGGGCCGCAACCGCATCATTCCCATCCGCCCGGAAGGTCGGCAATATTTTGAGTATTTCGCCGCGCGCGCAACAGGCGAGCTGCTGATCTCTGGTTACAGCGGCCAGAAGGTCATTGAGAATTTCCGCAAGCGCGATTTTTACCCGCTGCTCGACCGTCTCGGCATATCAAAAAAGACACCGCACGCCACGCGCCATACCTACACATCCCGCGCCGTCAAGGAAGGGCTGGCCCCAGAGATGCTGCAAAAAATACTCGGTCACGCCGATTATTCCACCACGGCGAACATCTATACCCATATCGACGCCGAAACGCTGGTGTCTGCTGTTACTGGCTCGTTACTAACAAGCCAAGAAAAGGGCAAAAAGAAAAAGCCTTGAAACCGTTGAGTTTCAAGGCTTTTTTCGTGGTGCGCGGTACAGGACTCGAACCTGTGACCCCATGCACGTCAAGCATGTGCTCTACCAGCTGAGCTAACCGCGCGAATCGAACAGTGATATACTACTATATCCGCATTCTTTTGTCAACATCTTTTTTCAAAAAGTGCGGATTTTTTCTTCCCCCCGTGAAGAGACTGTTTATAGCATACGCTAAGAGCTCGCTGATGTAAAGAGGGGAAAATAGCAGAAATTCGCCGCCGTTTTTCATCTATTTTTCTGCGGGCACATTTCTTGTCAAGCCGCCGTACGTTCTATATAATAGGCATATATTATGTGTAAATTGAAAATGGGGTGCTTTTTACGATGGGACAAATCGGTTTTGATAACGACAAATACCTTGCCATGCAGTCCGCGCACATCCGCGAGCGCATCAGCAAGTTCGGCGGCAAGCTGTACCTGGAGTTCGGCGGCAAGCTCTTCGACGACTTTCACGCTTCGCGCGTGCTGCCCGGCTTCCAGCCCGACAGCAAGATCCGCATGCTTCAGCAGCTGCGCGACGACGCGGAGATCGTCATCGCGGTCAACGCGAACGACATTGAAAAGAACAAGGTGCGCGGCGACCTCGGCATCACCTATGATGACGACTGCCTGCGCCTGATCGACGCGTTCCGCTCGCTGGGGCTTTATGTCGGCGGCGTATGCATCACGCAGTACGCGGGGCAGAACGCGGCGGATGCCTTCATCAAGCGTCTCAACACGCTTGGCGTTCGCAACTACCGCCACTACCCCATCGCGGGCTATCCCTCCGACGTCGCCCACATCGTGAGCGACGAGGGCTTTGGCCACAACGAGTATATCGAGACGACGCACTCGCTCATCGTCGTCACCGCGCCGGGCCCCGGCAGCGGCAAGATGGCGACGTGCCTCTCCCAGCTCTACCACGAGCACAAACACGGCGTGAGCGCGGGCTACGCCAAGTTTGAGACCTTCCCCATCTGGAACCTGCCGCTCAAGCACCCCGTGAACCTCGCCTACGAAGCCGCGACCGCGGACCTTGACGACGTGAACATGATCGACCCGTTCCACCTCGAGGCCTACGGCGAGACGACCGTGAACTATAACCGCGACGTGGAGATCTTCCCCGTCCTGCGCGCGATCTTCGAGCGCATCTCCGGCAAGTGCCCCTACCAGTCCCCCACCGACATGGGCGTCAACATGGCGGGCAACTGCATCATCGACGATGAGGTCTGTCGTCAGGCCTCGCGCATGGAAATTCTGCGCCGCTACTACACCGCGCAGGTCGACGTCGCGCGCGGCATTGCTGACACCTGCCAGCTCAGAAAGCTCGAGCTCGTCATGCAGCAGGCGGATGTGACGCCCGACCTCTGCCCCGCTGTGGCCGCGGCCAAGCAGAAGGCCGA